GCCGCATTCTGTTCGCCACATTTTAGCCTCCGTACATGATATTTTTCCGAGTGCAAGGCATTTTAAATGGTGTTAGGTGGTATTGGGAACCGTGTTTTTGAGGCTTCAACACGCCAAACTGAAAAAAAGTGAAAATATGTTGAAAAAATCTCAAGAAAAGGCGTCAACATTCTGGGATTCAAGTACGCTTTGCATTTTGACGACGAGATATTTGGCGTTGTTATATGCTTTTTGGCCCAATTTCGTAGGTTTTGACAGTGGTTTTCTGGTTGATTTTGGAGGCTGGGAGTATTAAATTTGAGTTTTGTGGAGTCTTTGGCCAGAAGAGTAGCTTTTTGAGAGTGGCGATATGGCGGAGAAATTGCCGGTCTTGGCATAAGTGCAGATAGCTAATCCGAAAAGGCAGAAAAAGGCTGTGATTACTGACTATCATGCAAAATACTATGCTCGTGAGTTGATAAAACAATGTCCTTCTAACAGCGTTGAGAAGCTTGCATCTACACTTATGGATGCCCAAGTTGACTTGAATCCCCACCAGATCGAGGCGGCGTTATTTGCATTTCGATCTCCTCTTTCAAATGGGGCACTTTTGGCAGATGAAGTCGGATTGGGTAAGACCATAGAGGCAGGAATTGTGCTGTCCCAAAAATGGGCGGAAAGAAAACGCAAGATTCTGATTATCGTTCCATCCAGTCTTCGCAAACAGTGGTATCAAGAATTGCAGGATAAGTTCTTTCTTGCTTCTCATATTCTTGAAGCTCGTTCGTTTAATATGGCCCTAAAGCAAAATAGAAAGAATCCCTTTAATAGAAATGACATCGTCATTTGCTCGTATCACTTTGCACGGAATAAAGCAGAGTTTGTTGTTGGCGTCAAATGGGACCTTGTTGTTATTGACGAGGCTCACCGTCTGCGGAATGTCTACAAAACCAGCAACAAAATAGCCCGTACCCTCAGAGAGATACTTCATAGGACACCCAAGATTCTCCTGACAGCCACTCCTCTTCAGAATTCATTATTGGAGCTTTACGGTCTGACGAGTTTTGTTGATGAGTATGCTTTTGGCGATCTCAAAAGTTTCCGTGCTCAGTATGCCCGTCTCACAAACGAGCAGACATATTCAGAACTGAAAGCCAGGCTAATACCGATCTGCAAACGGACTTTGCGAAGGCAAGTTCTCGAATATATCCAGTTTACAAACCGAACGCCTATCACACAGGAATTTGTACCGAGCAAGGACGAACAAATCCTCTACGAGATGGTTTCCGAATATCTTCGGAGAGAAGAACTTCAGGCATTGCCTGCAAGTCAGCGGTCTCTTATGACACTTGTTTTAAGAAAGCTCCTCGCGTCCTCGACCTTCGCTATTGCTGGAGCACTTGATTCACTTGTTCGAAAGCTCAAGGGCCGACTAAAGGAGAATGAAAAGGCTGTGCAGCAGGCCGCCGAAGAACTGGAGGAGGATTTTGAGCTTTTGGATGAGCTTGAAGACGAATGGGAAGACGAACAAGAAGATCCAGAGCTTCTTTCCGAAGAAGATATCAAGGCGATTGAAGATGAAATAACTGACCTCGAAGCCTTTCGAGATGTTGCCACTTCAATTACTGAGAACGCGAAAGGACAGGTACTTACAACAGCTTTAAAAGTCGGGTTTGAAAAAGCTCAGCAGGTGGGTGCTGTCAAAAAGGCCATTATTTTTACAGAGTCCCGCAAAACACAGAATTACTTACTCAGGATACTCTCCGAAACGGAATATACTGGCAAGATAGTGTTGTTTAACGGGTCAAACAGCGACCCCAAATCCAAGGAAATCTATGCAGCCTGGAAGGAGGCCAACAAAGACTCCGACCGTGTCACCGGCTCGCGGACTGCGGATATACGCTCCGCCTTAGTGGATTATTTCCGTGACGAAGCCCAAATCATGATTGCTACAGAGGCCGCAGCCGAAGGCATTAACCTCCAGTTCTGCTCTTTCGTTGTCAACTATGACCTGCCCTGGAATCCACAACGTATCGAGCAGCGAATTGGCCGTTGTCATCGGTATGGCCAGAAATGCGATGTTGTTGTCGTAAACTTCCTCAACAAAAAGAATGCTGCCGACCAAAGAGTCTATGAATTACTTTCGGAAAAGTTTAAGCTGTTCAGCGGTGTTTTCGGGGCAAGCGATGAGGTTTTGGGCACTATTGAATCAGGTGTCGATTTTGAGAAGCGTATCGTTGAGATATACCAGAATTGCCGTACCCCCGACGAGATCCAAGCATCTTTCGACCAATTGCAGGCCGAGCTATCCGGGCAGATAGACGATAGTATAAGGATGACTCGCCAAAGGCTTCTCGAAAATTTTGACGAAGAGGTACATGAGAAACTGAAAGTCAATCTGAGAGACAGCCAGGAGTATCTCAATAAACACGAAACTCTACTTTGGGACCTTACCAGATATGCTCTTGACGGTTTCGCCGACTTCGATACAGACCGCCATTCTTTTATGTTGAGGAACAATCCATTTCCAGAGTTGAAAGTGCCCGTCGGCCCCTACGAAATTGGCCGCAAGGTCGAACGATCTCATATCTATCGTCCCGGCCATCCACTTGCTCGACGGATAATAACTGATGCAGCGGAAAAGGAGCTTGAAATAGCTCGAATAGTCTTCAATTATACCCGTCATCCTGTCAAGATTTCAATACTTGAACCGTTGGTAGGTCGGAGCGGGACGCTGGCCCTCTACAAGTTGACAGTCAAAGCCCTGGAATCTGAGGATTATCTCATCTTTGCAGCGGCTAGGGATAGCGGAAAAGAGCTTGAGGATCAGCAATGCCAGAGGTTGTTCTCTTTGCCGGGTAAGATCGAAACCTGCTCTGGGATTATCGACTCCACTTCTCTTTCTTCTGTTTTCAAAGAGAAAAGAGCCGGTATAATCAATGCTATTGGTGAACGTAATGCGGTCTTCTTCGATGAAGAGATGGACAAGCTCGACCGTTGGGCTACTGACCAGCAGAAATCGTTGCGGACCAGTCTCAAAGAACTCGATGACAAGATAAAGGAAATCAAACGACAGGTCCGTCAAGTCAATTCTTTGCCGGAGAAGATTGCTCTTCAAAAGAAGGTCAAGAGTATAGAAAAGAAAAGGGATGAAGCATGGCGGAATTATGACCAGGCCGCAAGAGAAATTGAACAGAGGAAAGAAAAATTGATTGACGCCGTCGAGGCTCGCCTGTCACAAACTGTAACTGACCAAATTCTATTCACGATTGAATGGAAAATTGTATAAAGCTGGAGAGCAAAATGGCTGAGGCAAGTAAACTGGACATGAAATCCATGAGCATAACTGAAGACCAGAAAGCCAAACTCAAGCAGATACTCCCGGAAGTTTTCAACAAAGACAAGATTGACTTTGACAAGCTACGACTCACTCTTGGCGAGGAAGTCGATACAGGTGAAGAAAGATTCGGTATGACTTGGCCGGGTAAGAGCGAGTGCTTCAAGGTTATCCAGGAACCCAGTATCGCCACACTCAAGCCATGCAAGAAGGAAAGCATTGACTGGGACATGACCGAGAATCTGTTCATTGAGGGTGATAATCTTGAGGTCTTAAAGTTGCTTCAAAGAGCCTATTACGGGAAGGTTAAAATGATATATATCGATCCACCGTATAATACGGGAAATCAGTTCATTTATCCGGATAAGCATTCAGAATCACTTGAGACATACCTTGCCTACACAGGTCAAGTAGATGCTGAAGGAGTAAAGTTTTCCACCAACACAGAATCTGAAGGCCGTTTTCATTCTAAGTGGATGAGCATGATGTATCCTCGATTATTCTTGGCCAGAAATCTTCTGCGAGAAGATGGTGTAATATTCATTTCAATTGGGGATGATGAAGTAGCTAACTTAAAACAGATGTGTAATGAGATTTTTGGCGAGGAGAACTTCTGTGCAAAACTTATTTGGAACACTGAGGGGAATACAGATAATCAATACAAAATTAAAGTAAACCATGAATACATATTGGTTTATTTCAAAGATGCTTCTTGTAGTGAAGCTGCAATAGGAAAGGTAATAGATCCTAATACACCTGAAGATAGTAACCTGCGAAAAGGCTATGCCGACAATAATATAAATAAAAACAATCCGGAAAATCCCGTAACAATTCTTGAGCTTCCCGCTGGTTTCCCTTGCAGTGAAGAAACTCTCTTTTATCCAGCAAAGGAAGTTGATGAAGCTTTCTTTGAAAAAACGAAGCGGGAGAAATTTATATCAGATGAAGTTAAACAAAAATACGGTATCGAGCACAAGTCCGGACTTCCAGTTAAGCTAGATGACATGGTAGTAGAAAACTACAAGCTGGTAAAGCCCTGTCGGATATATGTTGGGATGGCAAACAAAAAAAAGCTGCTTGAATTTATTACCAATGACTGCCATGAAATCATGGATGAAGGATTACCTGTTAAATTCTATATAAACTCGAATGCTGCTATCCGCTATAGAAAGTTGAATGAGAATCCCAGAAATATCCTGTCTGTTTTGCGTAACATGGGAACAACGGAGAAATCAAAGACCTATCTTCGCCGTATGGGTGTGTATTATGATTATCCTAAGCCTGTTGGCCTTATAAAGTACTTGCTGCAGATCGGTTGCGACAGTAGATCTGGTATTGTCCTTGACTTCTTTGCAGGTTCGAGCACAACCGAAGAAGCTCTTTTGGAATTGGAAGCCCAAGATGAACTAGGTAGAAAGTTCATCTTAGTACAGTTGCCTGAAACCTTAGATCCCAAAAAGAAGGAGCAAAAAGCTTCTTATCAATTTTGCATAGATAATAATATACCAACTAATATTGCAGAAATTAGTAAAGAACGTATCCGTCGCGTAATTAGGCAATTTAAAAAGGACAAATACCCGGGAGATAAATTGCCGGGGATGGGGGGCGACCAATCAGAGATCGACATTGGTTTTCGGGTTTACAAGCTTGCCACATCTAGTTTTGCAATCTGGGATGGAACTATAGAAGAAGACAAAGAACTTTCTAAGCAGATAGAAATGTTTATTGACCATATTGATTCAGAAAGTGGTGACGAGGACATTCTATACGAAATCTTACTGAAGGCTGGATTTGAGCTAACTACCAAAATCAAAGAGCTAAATCTGGCAGGCAAGAAGGTCTATTCAATTACAAATAATGCCCTGTTGATCTGTCTCGAACGAAAGCTGTCCAAAGAAGTGATAACCGAGATGGCCCGTCTCCAGCCTGCCCGCGTAGTATGTCTGGATGTAGGTTTTGCCGACAATGATCAGCTCAAAACGAACGCGGTACAGATAATGAAATCACACGAGGTCGAGGATTTCAGGACGGTTTAATTGATGGGCAGGAAGCTTCAGATATGAGATTCAAGTTTGATCCCAATCAGCAGTTTCAGTTGGATGCTATTGATGCCACAGTGGGTGTCTTTGAAGGCCAGCCGCTCAATCAGGGCGATTTCGAAATCAGACTTCAATATGGTTATGAGTTAAGAGATCTCGTCCAGCAGGAGTTGGGTTTTGGTAATAACCTTGCTGCCAGTGATGATGTTCTTAATGAAAACCTCAAGCAAATCCAAAAACGAAACAACATCCACCAGGAAGACTCCATAGAGACAAAGGGCAAGAACTTTGCCGTGGAGATGGAGACGGGGACCGGCAAGACCTATGTTTATCTGCGTACAGCGTTCGAACTTAATCGAAAGTACGGCTTTAAGAAGTTCATTGTTGTAGTCCCTTCCGTAGCTATTCGAGAAGGTGTATTAAAGTCGATTGAGATAATGAAAGAGCACTTCAGGGAGCTTTATAACAATATTCCCTTTTCTCACTTTGTCTATGATTCAAAGCGTGTCAGCCAGCTTCGTGGTTATGCGACCGGCAACGATATGCAGATCATGATAATCAATATTGACTCCTTCAATAAGAAAGATATTAACATCATACACGACAGACGGGATCAGATGGGTGGCCGCAAGCCAATAGAATTTATCCAGGCTACAAATCCAATTGTGATAATGGATGAGCCACAGAATATGGAAAGCGAAACGGCCAAGCAGGCCATTGCCTCACTCAATCCGCTCTGCACCCTTCGATATTCTGCAACGCACCGGGACAAATACAATCTTGTGTACCAGCTTGATCCGGTCAAGGCGTTCCAAAAGCGACTGGTGAAAAAGATATCCGTTGCATCGGTAGTATCGGAGAGTGACCCGACTCAGGCATATCTGAAGCTCGAAAGCGTCTCGAACAAGAACAATCGTTTCACTGCAAAACTCAAGTATTTCAAGCAAGGGAAAGAAGGGCCGAAGCTGTCAACCGGAACCTTCAAGCAGAATGACGATCTGTTCGTTAAATCCGGAGAAAATGAAATTTACAGCAATGGCTTCATATTGACTGAAATCAATACCCGGCCTGGTATGGAATACGTACGCTTTGCCAACAATGTCAGGCTTGCTCTCGGAGAGGAACAAGGGGGCTCAAGAGATGATATCGTTAAGCAGCAGATTCGGAGGACCATAGATGCCCACTTCAATAAAGAGCGTCAAGTCCGAAACACAGGTTTGAAGGTCCTGTCTCTTTTCTTCCTTGATCGCGTGGAGAACTACAGAATCTACACCGAAGACGGTCCTCGGTTGGGCCGATATGCTCACTGGTTTGAAGAGATTTATGTTGAGCTTGCCGAGAACAACAAGGATCTGTTTACTACCGAGATCGTCCCCGCCCACAAGGTCCATGATGGCTACTTCGCCAAAGACAGAAAGGGTAATATCAAGAATACTTCGGGCACAACGAAAGACGATGAAAGCACGTACAATCTCATAATGAAGGATAAGGAACGGCTCCTTGCGCTGGACAATCCATTGAAGTTCATCTTTTCGCATTCGGCACTGCGTGAAGGTTGGGACAATCCCAATGTATTTCAGATCTGCACACTGAACGAGACCGCCTCGACCATCAAGAAACGTCAGGAAATCGGACGTGGATTGCGATTGCCGGTGAACCAGGAAGGTCAACGTGTTTTCGATGAGAACATAAACAATCTTGTCGTAATTGCGAACGAAAGCTATGAACAATTTGTCGATACGCTTCAGAAAGAGTTTGAGGATGAATGCGGCGTGGTCTTTGGACGTCTTCCTATCGAAGCGTTCGTTGATATTGTCTACGGATATACTGAAGACAATCAGCCCAAGCGAATTGACCTCAATCAGTCTGAGCAAATCTGGGATCACTTGAAGAACTCCGGCTGGATTGCCAACGACGGTTTCATCGGGGATGATTTTCGCAAAGCAGTTGAAGGCCGAAACTTTTCGGCCCCTGAAGAATTCAGGACAGTTACCCGCAATATCATTGAGACAATCGAACAGCATCAGATCGAAAGACACGTGAGCAGACACGAGCCGGTTAAAGGTAAGGTCAATGAAAAGGTGTTGCACGATCCGGAGTTTGAGGCGTTCTGGAATGCCATAAACGTCAAGACCATATACTCAGTTCAATATTCAACTGAAGACCTCATCGACAGAGCATCCAAAGCCATTATGGTAATGGATAAAATCTATCCACCAAAACTCCGAACATCTTTCGTTGATGTGAAGGTGGAGACAAAAGGGCTTTCTACCGAACACGTTCGCACTCCTGAAACAACTTACGCAGGCCCACATAAGAGAGTGCCTGACATCCTCTCATACGTGCAAAACAGGGTGGAGCTTACGAGAAGCACGATATTCAAGATTCTCAAGCGGTCTACGAGACTAAAGGACTTTCCAATAAATCCCCAGCGATTCATGGATGCTATGGTTAAAGAAATCCGCAATGTGCTGCACCGTATGGTCATCGAAGGGATCAAGTACGAGAAGCTCGATGCCATATCCTATGAGATGTCTCGATTCATAACGGATGAGCATAAGCTTGAGTTCGCCAAGGATAGAATAGTGCCAACAACCAAATCAGTCTATGACTATATTGCTTATGACTCCGGCGTAGAGAAGAACTTCGCTGAGGCCCTGGAGAGCATGAGAAACATCAAGTACTTCATCAAGTTACCGACTTGGTTTAGAGTTCCCACACCTGTTGGCGATTACAATCCCGACTGGGCAATACTCAAGCAGAATGGGGAAATTGTCTAATTGATTCGTGAAACTAAATCCACGAAGGACAAACTGAAATTGAGACTCCCAGAAACTGATAAGATAGCCTGTGGTTATAAGCACTTTGAGACCATCGGCATTGATTACGACGTGGTAACATCAATTGAGGATGCAAGCCTATAAACAATAAGAAGGCTGGCCAATCAAATAGAAGGCTGTAGAAAATGATGCAGAGAAGAAAATCTATTAGGGGTCAAGTAATTCTGGCATGGAAGAATTTGCGCAAACCTAACTGGGGTATTCAAAAGACACAGGAAGTCTGTATCAATATTGACCGTGAATTTGAAAAAGCCGGACATTGTCCCGCACCGCAATTCCGCAAAGCCGTCAAATCTAAGAGAGACCGATATGTTCGGACGTGGGTACTGGGCTGCCATTATCCTTGGATCAATCCACGAAAAAAGAGTTTCTGCGACCAGCAAATACATAGGGTTTGAAGATGTTTTCAGGCATGTGAAGCATGTTCTTCGTTGTTGATAAACCGAGATTGCAGCGTATGATTTCTATGGTCCTCTATCCGAATCCAGATACCGCTCCGGAGAGTTGGTCTCCCCCGCCACCGGAGGCCGAGCAGATACTCGAAAAGAAGCAGCCAACACAATTTGATATGAATCCTTAATGTGACAATTGAATAACCGTGTTTCAGAGCATATTTGATGATTACAAATCCCTGAGCAACTCTCTCAACACTCAACATTAACACACTTCGAGAATTCAGCATCGAATTGTCCGCCAATAAATGGCAGGCGGGAAGCAAGGTAGAACCACATCAAATATTGCCAAAGCAGGCCAGAACGGGTAGAATCTCAGACATGGAAAAAAGTCAAGTTAAACAGGCGAAGGTAGGGGAGAAGACCTTGGGGAGGGCTGGTAAGGGACTGTTGTAGAAAAATGAACTACGTACTACCAGAACACATCAGGTTTTCGAGAGAAAAGGGATTCATAGGAATTACGGCCAAAGACAAAGAACAGTGGATGCGCAAACATCCATATGTCGAGGACTTTGATCTGACAGTGGAGGAGGCTCAGGGGTGGCTTTCACAACACTGGAACCAGGCTTTCACGGCGAGTCAAGCACCAAGAGTTTTTTTGGATCAGTGGCTGGGTTGTGAGTGGTTGAAGCTAAACACAGAAAGATATAAAGAACCGGAAACGATCTATAATCCGGAGCAGCTAAGCAGCTTTATCGAACAGTATTTCAAAAATACCGATTTAATAAGAACATTAACTCGCGGCAAACGCGACGGTTACACCGACGTTCTGGCTACGGAGCATTACGAGAAAGCTTTGGGGCACGCTGTAAAGTTACGGACGGAAGTGTCAGATTTCACCCGAATACCAGAAGCAAAAGGAAAGTCTCACCTTGATCTTCGACGTCTTCAGGAATGGTGTATTGACTGTGAGAAAATTATAGATGACTTACTCGCTGGAATTGATCTTGATTGTCTTGAAAAAGTCCTATCCTGTTTACGGGAGCTTAAGGAATTGCTTGAAACGGGGTATCCGCCAATCGACGAAATGAAATGGGGCAAAATCTACGACAAGGTCAGAGGCGAACTGGAGACACTCAACAAGGTGATGGGTGAATCAGGCAATCCCAATTTGTATCAGCACGACACCTGGATTTTTGTTCATGACTTTGAGCCATTGCTGACTAAACTGGCTGAACATAAAATTCATGTTCCCCATGACAAAGAAGAACTACGTGAGATGATTACTGCCGCTCAGTTGTTGGCGAAAGTAGATTGGGACAAGGTCAAGGCGATTGTTGAAGAGCAGAAAAGCCGCAATGTACGAGGAAATCTGTTAGATGAAATCAGAGAACACTCTATGCTTCTGGCCGAAGCACAAACGGCAGAAGAGAAAATAAAAGCTTTGGTTTGGAGGACTTACTGCCGGGAAAATCGAGATTTTGCGGAAGCAATAAAACAAACTCAAGAACGCATACAATCACTTTTCAACGAAGCAGCGGAGGTCTTGAATGCTGAGAAGGCTATACATAACATCGCTTATCTTAGAGATGACAAATTAGCTTCAGCCTTCAAACGTCTGAATGACCACCTATTTGGTACGCCTATTTTGAGAGGTACTGATGATGACCATCTGCATGAGATAATTGAAGAAATCGAAACTATACAGAACGATGCTGTCAAACGCAATGTGAATATGAACCCCCCCACGGAAGTCGAAGAGAAGGTCGAGTTTGTCGAGAAGTTGGCAGAAAGAGAACAAGACACCGAAACCCACAGCGACTTCCTGGTCAGGATTGCGAACACCATACACGACGAGCTTGCTCAGAAACATTCAAACAGAGAATGCTTCCAAGAACAGCTACGCGGTTTTAGGAAGTTGAAAGATGACTTTGCCCGTGCCTTAAAGGAGGCACAGCAAGCAGCTCTGGGTGATCCCGCTTTACGCTATGATTATGACAATGTCAAAGACAAGGACAAAGCCCCACCAGAACCTCCAAGGGAGGGATATGTAGTCGAGCGACATTACGCACTCACTACTCCTCCGAAAGGATTCTGGAGGCCGCCATTGCCGTTTAATCCAGATGGCTGGCTCCAGCGTTTTGAATGCCCGTGGATTGGTTTGGTCCATCCACCTGCGGAAGAGCCGAGAGATAAGACCCAGATGCTTATGTGTGAATATGCTTTGCTTGCTACTATTCACGACGCGGCCTTAGACATTCCTATTTGTGATCGTCTCACGGACAGCGATCTGGATGATTGGGCGGAGTCTCTGTGGATAGGCGTGAGGCAGAAAGGTGCTTTTCCACAGGACATAGCCACACTCCCACTTCGACAGACTTACATCAGGACTTCGCTGACCAATGTAAGAAATGATGTTGAACTGAGAGCAATGCAAAAACAAAAGATGGGCAGAGAAATGGGCGAGACTCAAGTCGATTCAGATAATTCCACGATACGCCACAATAAAAACGATACCAAAGTACTACGCGAAATAGCTGACAAGCTGTTTATCTGGCGTGAATCTGTCCCTGGTGATGAGCGAGACCTACAGAGGTTTGTCAAACTTCCCAAGGAGAAAAAAGAAACGGCCTGTGAGGCCCTCCGACTGTTACGTGACAACATAAAACTGCTACTGCAATGCAAACATAGTTTTGGTGCTCTGAATAGTGAATGCGAAGAAGCACTTTTGCAACTCAATGGTATTCTCACGGACCCTGATGCATCCAAGAACATAGAGCGTTATTGGGGTTGGGGTTATACGTTCGCTACTACTGGCTTCATCAATGAACTGAAAAGATGGGCAGATGAAATTAAGCGATCAGAAGGAGAGAATCAACAAAACATGGATTCGCTTGCCTATGTGAAACGGGGGGATACGAAAAAAAATGGCAAGATGTGGGAATTTGGTTTTGGCGGAGAAACACACGCTCTTGTGTACTACGCTGGCTTCGAGGTTATGACCTTGCTTCTGGATCAACCGGACAAGGAGCTTCTGCGATTTGAGATTAACGCGAATTTGGCAAAACTTGCGAGGGGTGACGATTACCACGAGGGAATTTCCCCGCAAGAAATCTATGGAAAGGCCGACCGCAAGAGCATTGAGGAAGGAATCGCTATGCTTGAGACTCGTCGAGGCGATGAAAGCGATCCGGAAGAACGTGATGAATATCAGAAGAAGATAGATGAATGCCGCAAACTTCTCAATAATTCTACCAAGAAAAGAAAAAAAGGGCAAGGGCCACAGTCACGGACTTTTAGCAGCGCCAGAGCAATGAGCAAGAATCACGACACGGCAATGGATTACATCAAACATAACTTTCCGTTACTGTACAATCATCTTAATGCTTTCATGTATATAGGCGAGATATCTTACTACAAGCCAGACCATAATATCCACTGGAACATCTCGTAGATCAACTCACCACTTTTTTTTCAAAATCTTTCTCTCGGAACCACAACGGTTCCGAAATGAACCACAGAAGTTCCGCAATTGCTTATGAGTAGGCAGTAAGGAATCTGTCGTGGAAATTGATATTCATAAGGAATTACAAAATGAAAGAATTATATTCAACACGCCAAGTCGCGGGGCTCTTAGACGTCAAACCCGATACGCTGCAAAAGGCAATCTGGCAAAACAGAATCAATCCGCCCGCCAAAGGGCCGGGAGGTGCATATTTCTGGACTGAAGCAGACATTGAGCACGCGAGTTGGGCTTTGCTACACCGAGCCTATGAACCATCGAATAATCCAAAGAACATCGAGCATAAGCGTGAGGAGCAAATCAATAAGCTACTCGTAGCGAGCACTCCCGAAGAACGTAAGCGCATAATCGAAGCTTGTAGGGAAGGACAGGCTTTGAGGCAGGAATTGGAGCAACAATCAAACGGGAAATTCAATGATGGCGAAGTCTGACGGGACAAGCAACAATGGTTTCTTGATGATTCGCAGGGGTCTTTTTGACCACATCGAAACCGGCCTGATGAAGGGCCGGGATATTCCCACCTATGTGGCAATTCATTTCTTTGCCGATTACGAGACCGGTGTTGCGTACAACATATCCGCGCCATTCATGGGTAAATTCCTTCACCAGAAGCCCCATGTAGTTCGCCGATCGCTGCGTCGATTAGAAGCTCGGGGCTACATAAAACGGTTCGCACAGAGAGGGGGACATCCCGGTTATGATATCGTTATTGACAAGTATTTGGTCAAAAAGTGTATATCGATAGATGCCGGTAAATCCAAATCAATCAACGAGATAGCCTTCACTGTAAAACAAGACTGTACATTGAGTGTCAATCGACTGAACATCGAGTGTACTTCGAGTGAACATCGAGTGTTACCAATAAAAGATATTAAGATGGTAGAAATTAAGAAGTGTGGGGGCAAGAAGCCCCACACACCGTCTTCCTTCACATCCCCTAAAGTCGAGGAAGTCAAGGCATACGCCACCAGTATCGATTACCCGGAGATTGATGCGGAGCATTTTGTGGAGAAGTATACCGCAGCGGAGTGGAAGCATAAGGACGGTAAGCCAATGCGAAGTTGGAAGCAAACCGTCGTCACATGGAAGAAAAACGATAAGGGCCGGCAGGAAAGGCAAACAACCCAGCATGATGGCCCTAATCAGGCCAAACACTACCAGGGTGAATATGGATTTCGAACGTCTACATAGTAAGAATGCCGAAGCCAATACTCTCGGTAGCATCATCGTCGGCGAAGCCGAAGGTCAGCACACATTGTCAAAGGTGATGTGTATCATTCCAGACACCGATGCTTTCTTCGCCAGAGAAAATGAAATTATTTACGATGCCCTTCTCCGCATGTTTATTGACCGCACGGCGATAGATGGCTCTACGCTCTACAATTGGCTCGAACAGCATGGCAAGCTTGAAAAAGTGGGTGGAGCGGAGTATATCCGAAAGATTCTCGACAACGTACCTTCAGCGGCGAATGCTGAATACTATGCTCATGTCGTTGCGGAGAAACAGCAATACCGGCAAATAGTCCAGTTGGTTCAGGAAATCCAGACGTTGATTGATAACAACGCACTCCCGCCTAAAGAGATGTCCGCCGAGATACAGAAGCTCGTTCTGAGCCAGAAAATCATAGAGACTCAGACATATATCAATGCCCCCATTCAAGAGGGGCTACATTCCATCCTACATCACACGGAAGCTGTTTTAGAAACCGGATACCGTGATTTGGATAGACGTTTACAGGGCTTTGCCGTTGGGGATTTAGTGATTGTGGCTGGCAGGCCAAGTATGGGGAAAAGCTCTTTGATGATAAACATCCTCACCAACATGGCCCTTGCTGGCAAGAAGGGGTTACTCGTAACGCTGGAAGTCAAGCCGGAGAAGGTTGCCGCCAGACAAATCGCACGAGAAGCTAAAGTGAATATGAAGATGTTTTCCGATGCCGACAAAAAGAGATTGCGAGATGCAGCGGATAAGCTTGATGGATTGTCTATCTGGATGAGCGATCGGGCGGATACACCAGAAGCTATAACCGCCCTGGTCCATCGAGTGAAGCAGACACACGGCCTTGATGTGGTTGTCGTCGATTACCTTCAGTTGATGCGGGGGATTAAACCGACGAACAGTCGAAACAACGACCTTGCCGACATTTCACGGTCCCTGAAGAAAATCGCCGTATCGGAAGACGTTGTGATGATGGTCGGCAGCCAGCTTAACAGGGATTGTGAGAGACGGACGGATAGAAAGCCCCGATTATCAGATCTCCGCGATTCAGGGGCTATCGAGCAAGACGCAGACGCCGTGCTACTCCTGTACCGTCCAGAATACTACGAGCCGGATAACGAAAGCGTGAAAGGCTACGCCGAAGTCAACTGCGCGAAAGTCCGCGACGGCGAAACCGGAATAATCAAAATGACGTTCCTGAAAGAGATAACAAGTTTTGAGAATTACTATGGAGCTGAAGGTTAAGAACCGATCCCCGAACTATATTGGAATAAGTTGATATGGGTGAGCCTGAACATATCAGTCGGGTTTTGCTGCCCGTTATGCAGAATATAATTAATACCTGCAACCGATTTCGGCGTGAACATGGATTGCCGCTGCTTAGCGAAGATCGAAAAACAAGATCTAACAAATTTCTTTTAGGGATTAATAAAATGCAAACAGAACAAAAAAAACACAAATCTATTTCTGAAACTGGCCGCGAGGAATGCAAAAAGACGCAAAACGAACTGATTCACCAAATCCTGCTTCCGAGAATCATGGACGCCGCGAAATCAGTGGCGAATGACATGGATTACCTTCAATGGCTCGCTCAGATAATTGCCGGTGGATTAAGGTTTGAGATCGGCGAGCAACCCTACATCACCAAGCCATGCTGCTTCTTCTGCGGTCGGCCTGAACGGCCGACTCCACTGGTTGTCCGGGTTGCTGAGTACGACATCAAATACAACTTTGTCTGTCAACTTTGCACGAAGAGCTTCGCTCCCGAACTGCTGCCAGAACTGGAGCGACAGAATGACGAAGTCTACAAGGAGATTTATGGCCCCGACTACAAGAAAGAGATCAAGGTGAGTCAAGTAGGCGATGGCGAGCAGCCATTCTGAGAATATGAGCATCAACAACGGACATCTTGGTTTATTACCGCTTCTTGTTGATGATGAGGGCGCAGCCATGCTGCTCGGTATCTGCCGCGCGCATTTCATAAAACTTCGAGCTTCGGGCCGTATCGACGTTCCTCGAATTTCTCTGGGCCGGCGGAAACTATACTCAGTCAATGCTTTGAAACAATGGGTAGAGGATGGATGCAAACCATGCCTAAAAAGGTAGTAAAACGCCAAGTGGTGCGCTAAGTTTGGAATGTGGGTGTATAAATGCTGATAATGAAAAGAG